GAAAATTTTTATTCTCAAAATAATCAAGCAAAATGTAAAGAAGCAACTAGCTTAGAGACTATAAAGACTAATTTACAAAATAAATTAAGAACATTTTATATAACAAATATGGCAAGTATTAATTCTATTAATACTGATTCAAACTTTAAACAATACATAAATACTAGATTAAACAAACCATCAAATTTTTATAAAGTTACTAATTATTTTGTAGTAGATAATGTTGATATAACACCAATTCATCAACAATATGCGGGTTTAAGAATTTATAAAGATACAAATAATAAACAAATAGAAATAGATATTTTTAAATTAGCAGATAACATGTTTGAAGAAACCAAAAATAAATTTGATAGTATGTATTTGAACAAAGTAAAACCAATATGGTATCAGTTATTTTTAAAAGACAGGGGATTTCCCAAATGTACCAATACTGATTCTCTCTGTCCTGGTCCTACTTGTACTGATTCTCTCTGTCCTGGTCCTACTTGTACTGATTCTCTCTGTCCTGGTCCTACTTGTACTGATTCTACTTGTAATGATATTGATTTATCAACCTTCCGTGAAAATGTCAAAAACTTAAATACAATATATATAAACCTTTTAAACTCACTTGTAGAAGCAAAACTTACTTATTATGATTGTATTAATATTTGTCCAGGTCCAAGTCCTGAATGTTCTGATAATACTACACCACCAGTTAAATTTAAAATAACTGATTTTAATAGTTTAGGTTTAACTGACAAGATTGAAACAGAAATGAAAAAAATAGTAGGTACCGAAATTACATTTACATATGATGAAGTTAAATTTTATTTTACTATTATAATTAATGGTAAAAATTTAGATCATCATATACAAATAAAAGAAAAGAGAGAACATATTAAAAATGTTATGACTGATATTTATTATAAACATTTACAAAAATTATATATATCAAGTAAAAGTGAAATGTATAATATTCCAAAGGAAAGAATAAAGGTATTTTTAATGAGCGGTTCTCTTAAAATTGTTTTAGAAATTTTACCTGAAGAATATGCTCAAGGACCAAGTGAAACATCTATAGAAGAACAAGAATTAAGTGATATTGAAGAATGGAAACAATTTATGTCCACCTTTAATATGCCAGGTGGAACAGAAAATATAGTCCAATATGAACCAGAGGGAGTTAGTGGTATTTTTGCGCCTTATATTAAAATTGTTTAATAAATTTGTTACTTACTTTTTTTATCTTTATAAATAATAAATGAAAATTATTAAAAACTTATTTTTAATAGTATTAATTATAATATTTATTATTTATAATTTTGCTTATAAAAAAAATTATATAGAAAATTTTTCCGGAGATGATACACTAAAAATTATAGATACATTAAATAAAGAATTTCAAAAAAATGCGGTATTGGATATATTGAAAAACGAATATAATATATTTGTTTTTTTTACTTATCATTATTTATTTAACTGGTTACAACAAAATGATAGTAACTTAAAAATTGAGAATATTACACAAGAACAAATAAAAAATACAGATTTTTATAAAAAACTAAAAATATTAATAGAAAGTGAAAATGGTAATATTTTTAATTTTTTAGATTTATTTGATTTAAAAAATACTTTTAATTTTTATGATATTTATGAAAATAATAAACCTCTAAGTAATAAAGATATTAAAAACTATTTAAGTTATAATATTTCTCAAATAGATAGAGACTCATTTGGGAATATAGATAATTTAAAATTAATTAATCAAACAAGGGAAGATAGTTTAAGTTTATTAAATTCAAATGAGTTTATAAATGGATTAATAAGACCAAACAGTGAAGGATATAAATACCCTAAAGAATTAACAGACAAAGATAAATATACCAAAATAACACATAATAATAAGGAATATGATGTTTATATGACACAATATAATAATAAATTTGAATTAGGGAAAAAACATATTGACGAATATATAAAAAATTTATATCCAACTAATCATAAATATTTTTTCTATATAGAGACCTTACACTGGATGTTTGATATTTTTTGTGAACGCAGAAATATTATAATTTTAAATAATTATAATCAAATTTTTTTTATTTTCATTTATTATTATCTTTTAAAATAATAATAAATGAAAATAAAAAAAATTTTTATTCTAATATTAATAATTTTATTTATAATTTATAATTTTTTTATTAGTTATAATATTGAATTTTTTAATCAAGATAGCGAAGAACAAATATTTTACAATGAGTTACTTTTTGATAGCAATGAAGAACATTTAGAGATCTTTAGAGATTTAAAAATTGAAAATTATATACCCTACAATATTTTTAAAGATGAGAAAGACAAAATAAAATCATTATTATTTAATAAAAATCCTATAATTAAAAAAGATGATATTTATAGAATAGTAAATGCGAATGATTTTATATATTATTTAAAATATATTATGTCTAGAAAAGAAGATTTAAAAAATAAATTTATTGATAAAAATTTTATAGAATATAATAATAATTTTATAGAATATAATAATAATTTTTCTATTAAAGATAAAGATATAGATATAGATACAGCAATATTTAAAAAATGTTCAACTACAGAGGAATGTAATAAAATATTCAATGGAAATAATAATATTTTTAAAATGAAAGATCATAAAAAAGACTTATTAAAAAAAATTAATCCTAATTTATATTCTGAAAAGATATGGGATAAGAAATATCAAATATATACAATTGATTACATTAAATCTTTAGATGTAGATAAAGTAGGATCTGATTTATTAGATGAGTACGAAAATCCTAATAATTATAATGATTCAGCATTATGGTTTATATTAAAATATATAATTAGAAGTAATATTTATAATTTTCTTAAACAAAATAATATAAATAAATTTTTTGAACATTGTAATTTTTGTCATGCAAATAATTTTATAACAAACGAAGATTATGTTAGAAATATGTTTTTTTTACCGGAATATTCCATAAGTATTGGTAAAAAACCACATGATGACAGAATAAATAGAAAGAATGAAAATTATAATTTGGTAAATGAATTATTACCAGAAACAGATAACATTTTATTTAATTATTTTAGAAATGAAATAGAAAAATTTGATAAAGAAAAATATATTGAATCATTTATTGAAGAAAAAAATTTTTTAAAAGATAAATTATTTGATAAAAAATATAAATATTTTATGAATACTTTTGATATTAATGACAATTTTCATTCATTAATAAGTTTTAATGTAGATAAAAATGATATCAAGAAAGATTTAATAGAAAAAGATAGAAAATATTATGAATATAAATTTAATTTTAAATTTATTTTTTTAATTAGAAATGACCAAAATTTAGTATTTAACTTAAATGAAAATGGAAAACAGGAAAAATTAGAAAGAACATTTAAATCATTTATGAATTTACCATATAATTCAAATATATTAGAAAATTTAATTAATAAATATTATACTAATGATTTAAGAAAATTATTAATAAATGAATTAATATTTTTAAATTACGAGAAAAATGTAGAGTATCCTCCTAATCGTATTTATGATTTATATTTATTTTTAGGAATAAAAGACATATCTAATTATAGAAAATATATAGTCTTTTTACAAATGTTAGCTTTTAATAAATCAATTGGTAATGAATCTTTACTAATATTTGATTTTTTTAATTCAAATATTAAAGATAAAATTTATAACCAAAATTATATATTAACTAATAATGATGGTTCACCATCAAGCGAAAGCGGGGGATTTTCTATAAAAGAAAAATTATTTATAAATTTGATAGAACAAGAATATATAACATTAAGTAAAAAATATAAATTATTATTGAATAAGATTAACTTAATTAATTTAAAAGACGAGAATTTAACCAAGATAAATTTTAATGAAATATATGGAGATAAAATAGGTTTAAGATCAAACTTAAATGATACGGATAATTTTATTAAGGATGATACAAAAATATACTTATTTTATTTAAAAGAAGACGAGAAAAATTATGATGAATTATTTAATACTAACCAAAAAAAGTTAGATAAAATATATAATTTAATTAATAAAAAAATAACAAACAATAATCATATTACAATAAACTGTGTTGACGATGACGGTCATTGCCCAATATGGGCAAAATCAGGTGAATGTGAAAAAAACCCAGGCTATATGTCTTTTAACTGCCGGAAGTCGTGTAACACGTGCGATGGGCAACTAATTAGCAATAAACAACCAAGTATTAATGAACAACTAAGTAAAAATAATCAATCAATAAGTAATGAACAACTAAGTAGTAGTGAACAATCAAGTAATAGTAAACAACTAAGTAAAAATAATCAATCAATAAGTAATGAACAACTAATTGGCAATAAACAACCAAGTAATAATAAAAAAAATAGTAATCAAGATGATTTTATTGGAGATATGTTAATAGAAGGCTTCTCCTCTTGTAAAGATAAAAATTTTTTAAATGGTTCGAAATGGATAGATAATGACGTAGATAATGATGTAGATAATTCATTAATATATAATTGCGAAGACTATAAAAATAATAAGTTATGTGCTAATAGAGATATTACAAATGAATATATATCAAGAAAAAAAAATGCCTTGGGTATTGACGCGAAAGAAGCTTGTTGTGTATGTGGGGGGGGAATTAGTTTTTGTCCTGGTCCTTCTTGTTCTGATAATAAACCCAAACCGGGAAAAAATACAGTTAAAACAGATTTTTGTCCTGGTCCTTCTTGTTCTGATAATAAACCCAACCCGGGAAAAAATACAGTTAAAACAGATTTTTGTCCCAGTCCTTCTTGTTCTGATAATAAACCCAACCCGGGAAAAAATACAGTTAAAACAGATTTCTTTATAATCAATATGCCAAGTACAGAATTTTTGAAACAAATAAATGATACAATAAAAGAAATTTTGAAAATAGATAAAGAAATTAAATTTGAAATAAATAAAGATGAAATTATTTTTACTATTCAAGGAATGAAATTAAGTGATTTAAAGAATCAAGATATTGATACAATAAAAACACGATTAAGATATATTATTTTTATGAGATTAAAAGATCTTAATTTAGATTATGAAAATAAACAAATTGATATATCTTTTAAATCGGGGTCTGTTAAAATTATAGTAAAATTATTGAGTTTGGAAGAAGCTTATAAAAAACAAAGCACTCTTGAAAGTAAAAATAAAAATGGAGGGTCTAACTTAATCCAATTTAAACCAAAAGGTAAAAATGGTATTTTCTATCCAGTTACTAAAATAGGAGGATATGACGATTTAAATGAAGAATATAAACAATCAACCGAAGTCTCCGGTATGACATTGAATTAAATAAAATCTTTTATATATACTATAAATTTATTAAAATTAAAAATTTCTTTCATATAATCATTTATTTTAATATATAAAAGAATTATATATTAAAATATATATGGGTAAATTTACATTAGAAATTGATTATCGAGAAAAATG